TGGATTCCATGAAGAACGTTTCTCTCATGACACTAAATCAAATGTTTGTTAATAGTATTAAAATATTTGGTGAAATTGGTAGTGATAAAATATTAACAAAATTAATGGATGATTTATTTGGTTCTATTAAAAAACAAATTCAAATTCCCACAGTTAAAATAGTTCAACAAGAGAAATTTAGTTCCGTTATGGAATGTATCTGTCATGCTGAAAAAGATATCGATGATAGTTTCTTCTTCTTTTCAAATGAAGAATTATATAAATTGGAAAGTGATGCCAAAAAGAAAAAGAAGGGTATTAGAGTATTCGATTGTTGTAAACAAAATACAACTTCTGTAGATTCTCAAGTATTAATCGATGCTCAAAAATCCATCAAAGATAGTTATAACAACCCACCAGTTGGATTCACTAAAGATACGGCAAAAGTAAAAGCAGTTACAACTGCTATAGATAAAATATCTGAAAATGCAACTGTTGCTGTAATAGACCCAATTGATATTAAAAACATACAATTTAATTTTATAAAAGATTTGATTAGAAATCTACCCTTATCAACTATTAACTTTATGGTATCCCCAAGAGTAATGGTTTTATTTGCCCTTAATCATCAAATATTATACGGAAAGGGTAGTACATATGAAGATATAATTGATTTTGTTAAAAAGAATAGCAACACATTTAAATCTATTTCAAAAACTATATTCAATACTTATATAAAATTTTTATTAAACTTATTGATACAAAGATTAAGTGATAAAATTGCTAAAAAAATTATTGATGATAAGATTGAAAAAAATAAAAGTTACATAAATCAATTAAAGTTGTTATCTGGAGCTAATATTTTAACTAGCTTAATAATAAATAAAATTAAAATTTAAAGTTATGGTTAATAAAGAATGTAGAACTGACAACAAATCAATAAACTTAGATGGTCTGGATTTAACTCAAATAAATGAAGTTATTAATGTAATCATTGATTTATTCAATGCAGGAAAAACAGCTGCAAGTCAAATACCACCAGAAATAATTGCTTTGGGTGCAAAATTTAAAAGCGGTATGAGTCCAAGAGATTTAGCTGCCGATACTTTGGTTATGCTTGAAACTGAATTAGGAATACCTATGGGTAATGATGTTACTTATGGTGAATCAAATTCAGTGGCTAATGCGTTTGTTGCTATGTCAAAAACTTTTGTTGAACATATTCAAGATAATGCAAGTATACAAGGAGCTATTGCACCAGCAGCATTAAATATTACGGCTCTTGGTGGAAATGCAGGTGGACCAATAACTGTCCAAGGTACTAATACAACAGTAGGTGCAACATTTGCAACCATACTTTAAAAATTTAAAATAAAATGTTATATAATGAAAACAAATTGGGATGAAAAATCATCAAATGAAATTTTGATTGATATAAAACAAATGGAACATGAATATGAAGCATTAAAATCAAAAATGCTTACAGATTGGGATAAATTAGTGGAAATTGAACAAAACTATAAAGAAGCTCATTTAATAATTAATAGTAGATTAAAAAGTAAATAATGTATTTTAATAGTCCTTCATATAACTCAAGCTCACAAAACTACTTCTCTAGTCCTAAAAAACCTAAAGGAGGTATAATGCTTGCTACAGTTATTGAAGTTAAACCAATCTCATTAAATTCATATAAATTCGATAAAGATGAACTACCATCAATCGAAAAAATGACCAAAACATTTAATGTGGATTCCCATATTATAAAATGTTTTATTAGAGGTGTTGATAGTGATGATATGATATCAAAAGCTTATCTATTACCAAATAGCATTCCTTTATTACCAAGAAACAATAACAGAATACCAAAAAAAGGTCAACAAGTATTGGTGTTTCTTAGTGGTTTCGATGATAGTAAATTTGCTGATAGATACTACATAGGACCAATCACCGCAACTGAACTTGATTTAAATGCAACGCTATTCGGAGGTTCAAATGCAACCCAAAAAACTTCATTTATAGATATCCCAGAAGATATTGCAAAACTACCAAATGCAAAAGGTGTTTATGTTGAATATGATAAAGATTATGATTACGCAATTAAAGGTAACCAAAATGCTGATATCGTATTTAAAAGTGCTGAGGTGTTAATAAGAGGTGGTAAATTTGTCCCAAGCAAACCTGATGAATTTAATCAAACAAATCCATCATATATTCAAATAAAACATGGGTTCAATTACAATAATAAAGAAATAAGTGTTAATAACGTTGTTGCAAGCAAAATAAACCTTATCACCTACGATGGTTTAAAACAATTGGAGAATAACGATATTAACGTCACAAAAAGAGATTTAAAATCAAACACAACCCCTTATATTGATGATGTTGAATTAAATAAAATATTGAATCAAGCTCATCCATTAATATATGGTGATGTCCTATTGGAATACCTAGCATTGCTTGAATTGGCGTTCCTAACCCATAATCACAACGACTTTGGTTTAACCCCTCCAATAATGAAAAACCCAAACATAGAATCATTTGTTAGAGAAAGAGAAAAATTAAGAAAAAAAATGCTCTCACAAAATATCAAAATCATATAATTTATATTTATATATAAAGGCTTTATGGTAATAAGAACTTACATCAATAAGAACAATACTCTAATATATAATAGTAACGCAAATACTGGTAAAAATGAAATTGCTGAACTATATTATGGTGGATTTGGAACAAACAACGCATATACAAGATTCATATTCTCATTCGATGAAACTAGATTAAAATCGTTATACACTAACGGTACTTTCACAGACCTTACAAAACTTAAACATACCCTTAGAATGACCAACACTGGAGCATTCGATAAAGACCTTTTAAATACAACTCAAGGAAGTAAAGATAGAACATCTTCATTCGATTTAATCTTATTTAAAATAACACAACCATGGGATGAAGGAACTGGATACGATTACCAACAACCTGTAACTGTATTCGGTGATACAAACTTCAGCACAAACCCATCAAATTGGATTAGACCAAGAACTGGAGAATCATGGGATAACGGAAATGGTGTATACACGGGTTCACCAATCACAATAACAACACAACACTTTGATGAAGGCTCCGAAAATATTGAAATGGATATAACACCCCATATCAATGCAATTATAACTGGAGAAACAAACTATGGCTTAGGAATCGCATTCTCACAAGCATTGGAACAAACAACAACAACCGCTTATCAATACGTGGGATTCTTTACAAGACATACAAATACATTCTATGAACCATTTATTGAAACAACGTATTCAAACCATATTAAAGACGATAGACACGACTTCTTCTTGGATAAGGTAAATAACCTATACCTATACGTTAATGTTAACGGACAACCCACCAATTTGGATAATAAACCATCTGTGGATATATATAACGATGAAGATGTACTATACACAGCATTAACTCAAAATCAAGTTAACCACGTTACAAAAGGTGTATATGAAGTAAGTATTAATATTCCAACAACAAACGATATATTTGAAGACCTACAATTCTATGATACTTGGAAAAATATATCAATAAACGGAATTGCAAGACCAAATATACAACTTGACTTTGTACTAAAAGATAGTCTTAAATATTATAATATAAACGATTCAGATGCAATGCCAAAACAATTCGGTATCACAATATCTGGATTGAAAAGAGATGAAAAAATTAAAAGAGGTGATATAAGAAAAGTCATTGTATCAGCAAGAATACCTTATACAATTGAACAAAAACAAATGCTGGATGATATTAAATATAGAATCTACGTTAAAGAAGGTAAAAATGAATATACAATAATTGATTATCAACCAGTGGAAATAACTAATAATACAAACTATTTCCTATTGGATACTGAAAGTCTATTACCTAATATCTACTACTTGGATGTTAAAGTTTCATCAAACCTTGAAGTCACAACAACAAAAGAAGTTATTAGCTTTGAAATTGTATCCCAATCAGATTTAAGATAATAATTCTTGCTTATATTAAAACTTTATACTATATTTGCTTAAAAATTAATGATTATGGAAGATTTAACTATTGAACAAATTAAAGCAATTATCGAAGAAACTCCAAATGATATGGAGCTTGGTAGAAAACTAAGAGCTTTATTTAATTAAGATTAAGGTGGTTAAAAAAGCCACCTTTTTAAAACCAAGCAATCTCAATCGTTCTTATTCTAAAATTATCTGGAAGCTCCAATTCCTCATTATACTTCATCTTTTCGATATATTCGCTTCCTTGAAACCAATCAATAACAATTTTATTCTGTTCAGAATCACTTAAATTATAAACTTCACTTAATTTGTTATCCAACCTTTCATCAATATATAAAACATATCTTATATTTTCTTTTGTTGAATTCCTTGGAATGTGAAAAATTTGCAAATCCATTTTTAAATTCTTATTATCATCAAGGAAATAATAACCAATCATTTTCCCTTCATCCAAACTTTTTCTTTCGTAAGCTTGCAAAGTTAAACCTTTTAGATTATCATTTAAAAATGAATTAACATCCTGTTCAATTGACTCAAAACCATAACCACCTTTGGATTCCTTATCCAAAACAGATTTCTCATAATCGGTTAATGAATTATAACCAGAATCATTTATTTTATCCAATATTGAATTAATTAGTTCAGTGTTCTCATTTACCAAACCTTCCCTTAATAACTTTTTAATTAAATCTCTCATAATAATAAATATGTTTAAATATCAAATAATGTTGGATGTTCATCAGTGGAAATTCCTGTAAATAATCTAGGATTTTTTAATGTTCCATCATCAACCAATCTATTTAAAGCTTTTCTACTATCAGATGATTGTAACGTAATTGAAATGCTATCAACCCCATTATCCTTTAATGTTTTAATTAAAGTCCTTAAAAACCCTCTTCTTTTGAATTTTTCATCACCAAAATAATCATCTGGTTGTGATTTCATGTTTACTATTGATGCAATCTTTTTACCATCCTTTATTTTCATGGTACCAAAAGCTCGACCACCAATCTCATCGGTATAATTCCATTCTTGATATTGTTCCTCACCAATCTTCTCATCAGTAATATCATCCAATATATCTTTTGTTTTATTGGTGATATTAAAACCTTCCCTTAATAACTTTTTAATTAAATCCTTCATAATAATAAATATGTTTATTGAAGGTATTTTCTTAAGGATTCTAGAAAATTATGTTTATTAAGTGATTCTTCTATTCGTTTAATTTTATCTTCTATAGGTATTAATTCGTAAGTTAAAATTGTATCTTCATTAAGTACTATTTCATTTATTTCATTATTTTCTTTTTTGTTGAATACCCAATAATGAATTCCATTTTTATCGTAATCATTGATTTTTATATATCCTAAATCATTAATTAATAAATCAATTATTTTATCGTATCTTTTTAATGAATCACCTTCTAAATTTTCAGCAGTTTGCATGTTTATAATATCATTTCAAATTTAAATGAACCACAATCCCAGATTCTTTGAAAACCTAAACCATCCATAATTTGAAATTCAGTTTTATTTGCATCATACCCTTTTGATACTAAAATATCTTTTCTATAGTTATATCGATATTCTCTTGTTTTATAATTTCTCATATACCAATAGTTTGGTTTTGTTTCACCGATAAATTTAAATCCGACTTTAGTATAAACACAATCATTTGAAAATGGTGACCATCTTCTATCAGCATAACTTATTATTTTCGTTGGATTATAATTTTTAATAAAATGTTTTAAAAATTTACTAACCAAACCAACTACAGATTTACTTGAGAATCTTAATAATTCATATTCAGAGTCACTTTTATTAGTTGAACCTAATACTTTTCTTAATTTTGAAAAAGTCATAACCCCAACTAATTCATCGTTATAATATGCCCCTAATCTAATACTTGAATTATCCGAACCTTGTATGTGAGTTTCATTTAAAAAATTATTTTTTATTTCAGTATTAATTTCTTTTATTATGCATTTTCTAGCATATATTTTATTATTATTATTAACACCTAATAATGTTTTTAATCGGTCTTTAACTATATCTTTTTTAAAAACCCATTCATCTTCAAAAATATGTATTAGTTTTATATTATTTTTTTCAGATATTAATGTTTTATCTAAATGATAATTTTTTGTTTTACCCATTGATTCAGAATGGTAATATAACCCATTAAATTCAATTGCTATATTTTTTTCAACAATTAAAATATCTAATTCAACTCCCTTTAATTCAGATTTATTATTTAATTTTGTTTCAAAACCTAACTCTTTTATAAAATCATTTATTTCTAATTGGGGTTTTGAAACAAAACAATTTTCCCTAGTAGCATTCATTTGTTTAGTTTGTTCAGATATCATTTCAGATGTGGTATTTGAAAAAACTTGAATATCATAACCATGTTTAATTTTGTATTCATCAAAAGACATATTATGTTTACTAAACAAATGTGTATTTGTTAACCCAATAAATCTTTCACCACATTCCAAACAAACTATACTATCATCTTGACTATTTATAGTTTCATCATATAAAAAACTATTCCCCCAATATTTTTTTTCTGAAGGAAACTGTTCAGTATATTCTAATACTGTAATATTATGGTCATTAATAAGGTGTTTTGTTAATGAACCAGTTTTATTTGTTAAATCATAGGTTTCCCAATCACATAAACAACATTTAACTATTTCTTTCTTATCAACTTCTTGGATATCAAAATAATCTGCATACCATTTTTTACCATACTCAAGCTCATATCTCTTATTGAGATAAGTGTTTGCTGGAATCTCTATTTCTGGGTATAAAGATTTAAGATGAGTTGTTAATGCACCAGAATAATTATTTGCATCCTTAAAAACTTTACCAGTTTGTTTACATGTTGCAATATATTCACCAGTTTCAGATTCAAAAGTAATTAACTTATAATTATCGGTTAATTCAGTATAATTATTTTTACTTTGATTTCCTTTTTTCTTAAATTCAATATTTGCTTCAATTAAAACATCTTTAATTTTTAATTTACCAACTCCAAATATTTTACTTAAAGCTTCTATTCCAGTATCACTATTTTGATATTTGTCTATAATATCTAACTTTTCTTCTTCGTTTAGTTGTTTTCCTCGCATATTTTTTCTATATAAAATTATTTAGCAAATATACAAACATTTTTTAATAAAAACAATAAATAAACAAAAAAAGGGCTAAATTTCTTCAGCCCTTCTTTATTATTTTAGTTAAAGTATTATCTTAACTCAGCGATGTTAAACGTCTGTAAACCATCAACTCTGATTGCTCCGTAGAAACGGTTAGAAACCAATTTCTTCGCGAAACGTGTCATAATCCCTTTTACTGGTGCGAAGTTGAAAGGATTGTACATTGTTGGCGTTAATTGCATTGGCACGTAAGGTGCGTAGATGTAACCAGTGTCTAACAATGATTTTCCTTTATGACCAATAATCATAGAGTAAGCAGGTGCATAAGGGTCACGGTACACTTGGTAACGTCCACTTAAAGAACCAACTCTTTCGATACCCATGTTATAAACATCTTGCTCTGGATTTGCATCAGATACGTGGAAGTATTCTAAATCATCAAATACAGCAGAGATTTCAGAAGAAATAACGATAAAGTTAGCACCACCTCTTAAAGTAGATTTGTGGATTTGAGCAGAGATTTGGTTAACTTTAGTAATCAAAGTTTGATTCCAATCTTTTTGTGTATAAGGTACAGCAACAGATGTAGCTTTTCTCCATCCGCTATAATCCCAACGTAATTGCCAAGCAGCACCTTTACGTAAATCTCTTAAGATTTCACGGTCAATTTCAGCGGCAACTTGTTCAGACAACATTGCAGTTAATTCAGCTTCAGCATCGATATTGTGGAATGCACTAACATCTTGAGCTAATTCTGGAGACCAAGTAGCACGTAATTTTCTTTCTTCAACAGAAACTACAACTTCGTCTAATTTGAAAGATACTTCACCGATTTCAGTTTCAAGTTCTAAAGAAGCATAAGATGCCCAAGAAGCAGAGAAGTTAGAAATAGTTAAAGCAGACATTGTAGAAGCAGCAGCGTTAACACCAACGTATCCATCAAAAGTTTGAGTACCACCTTGTTTGATTGGGTGAGTCAAATCTAATTCTAAGTAGATAACACCGTTAGCATCAGATACGCTATTTCTGTCTACGATACCTCTTCCGTAACGTTGAGTTACTAATCTGAAAGGTACTTCAGCGTTAGCAGCGATTACTGTATCAGCATCTTGGTCGATTAGAGCAGTACCACCGTTAACAACTTTCAAAGAAGCTAAGAAAGCTTCAGTATCCATTTCGTTTCCATCTGGACCAGTTAATTTACCTGGGTTTGTAGAAGAGAAACCAGAAAGTTTAACAATAGCATTTCTTAAAGAACCATCAGTTGCTCTAGTTAAAGCAGAAATTTTAGTAGCAGCAGCTAAATCAGTATAAGTACCATTAGTACCTAAAGTTGTGAAATAAGCTGTACCAACATTAATAGTGATTTCACCTTTAGAGTTATCAAATAATCCATCATTATAATAGATATCATAAAGGTTTTTAGCTAAGAATGGAGTAACAACACATCCAACACCTACAACACAAGAAGGAAGACCTTGAGCAGCCATACCAGTGTGAGCAGAATAAATTGGGTTAGCATATGGGTCACCAGCGTTACCAGCAGAATCCACACGGCTAGAAGTTTGTGGTACAAAGAAGAACAATTTACCAATTGGCATGTTCATAGCTTGTACAGAAACGATATCATTAGCTAATAATTTAGAGAAAACACGTCTAACGATTGGGAAAACTACAGTTTCGAAAGAACCAGAAGAAGCTGTTGTAGTTGACTCAGTAAGTAAAGAACCAGCTTGGTTTTCGAATAATTGTGCGATGTTTTCTTTCACGTGACCTTTCAATCCTTCCAAGAATCCTAAAGATTCCCATTTAGCTTGAGTTTGTTGACGGATAGCTTTCATATGGTTAAGACCGATATTTCCAACTAATCCTGAAGTTAATAATTGTGACATAATTATTTATTGTTTATTGTTATATTATTATTATCTATTTTCGACTCTTTTCATTAAGTCCATAATTCTTTGAGTCTCTTTATCTACGTATGCAGTAGATTCATGAATTTGTTTTGATGTGCTAGAAGCGGCTTCTTTAACCAAAGTTTTTTCAACAGATTCTTTAATTGGAGTTTTGCTAGCCAATTCGTTAGCAATAGTCTTATAAAGTCTTTTTGATTCTTTGATAGTAGTTACTTCGTCATCAAATCTTTTCAAGATATTTTGTTTTTCTTCTTTTGTAGTAGAATGCTCCATAAATAACTTAGTTACATAAGTTAAGTTAGAGTTAAATACAACCGTTTCTGCTAACATTGTTCTAAAGTTCTTAAGAGCTTGTTTGTATTCTTCGTTTTTGTTCTTAAGGTCTTTTGTTTCAGTTAACAAAGTATTATATTTGTTTTCAGCTTCAGTCAATGCTTCTTTAGTTGCAGATTCTTCCAAAGAACTTAATTCTGGTTGTCCGATATTAGCATGTAAACCTTCTTTTCTGAATTTTTCAGCTTTAGTTTTAACAATACCTTCTTCCATTGTTTCTTCTTCCTCATGCATTTCTTCAGATTCTTCATTCATGTAATCTTCATCCATTTCGATTTCATACATGATATCAGATTCTTCCATAGCATTGAATTCTTCTTCAACTTCTTCTTCTGCGTTATTTGCGCTTGAAACATTTTTTACGATAAATTCACCTGGTTCCGTAACCTTAACCTCCATTTCATCATCTTCTTTATCAAAGACAACTTCAATTTCGTCATCACCAGTCAATTTTTTGTAAATTGATATAACATCATTAATATCAGAAGAATCAGTCATATCGATTTCCTCAAAGTCCTCACCCGTTTCATCATCCATATTGGAATCCATTTCTTCTTCATCGCCAAACATTGGCTCTTGCTCGTCAGATGGTAACTCTTCGTTATCATTTTCTTCTTCAGAATCCATTTCCTCTTCATCAGATTCCATTTCTTCTTCATCCTCTTTTTCAGATTCCTCTTCGTCTTCAGATTCTTCATCTTCCAATTCAACGTCTTCGATTTCTTCTTCTTTTTCTTCCTCGTTTAAAGTTGGATTGATTTCTTCCTCAACGTAACTCTCCTCTGTTAAAGATTCCTTCACTAAACCATCAATTTCTTCTTTAGCAACGCTACGAAGTATTTCTTTTGTGTTGGCATTTAACGTCTCTTGGATTCTTTTTGCATCCATAAGAGCTCGTTCAATAATTGATTTTTCTTTATCAGCCATTTCTTTTTTATTTGATTTTTTATTATATTATAACCTAAGTTTTTAATTAATGGAAACTACCATTTGTTTATAAATATGTTGTTTTTTATAAAAAGTCTTTTTTTGGTTAAAAAAAAATTAATCTATTAAAAAATTATCCAAAGAATCGTTTAAAAGATTTTTATTTTTTTGCACTGATTCGGTGAATGGTTTTGCTTCTGCTTTATCGTTAAACATCCATGAGCCAGGTGTACTGGGTGATGTCACAATATCCCAACAAATAATCTCAAAGTCATCCTGAACCACTTGGTCACCATTAACTTCTCTCAACGACCCCACGCCTCTTGATGAAACTCCAATCATAATTTTATTTCTCAACAAGTTTGCAACCTCATCACCTTTTGTTGAAACAATTCCATATTTGATAAATCCTTTGCTCATCAATATTTCCATTTTCCCCATCAATGTTTTTCCTTCCCACCAAGTTTCAATGATATTATGAGATATTCTATCCACCGCGATTATTGAACTTTCAGGATGGTCGCAATTATGTGTCCAAGCAACTTTATTATTATATCTCATCAACCAAGTTTTATTTGGAACTGAAACACAATAAACATTATCGTTATGATAAATCATTTTTGATTTTATTTCATTATTAACTGGAATTGTTAATAATTCATTATTTAATTCATCGTAACTTTTGAAATATGATTTTAATAAAACTGAATCTTTATATTTTAATTTTTCATGGAAGTTGATTGCGGTTATTTCATAAGGATTATTATTTTCATCCCATAAAATCATTTTATGATTTTTTGTTAATTTCATATCCAACGTTGTGTTATTTTGGATATGGATTAAATCATCGCTATAACGTTTTTTTATTGTATCATAAACCTTTTGCAATTCGATTTGATTTGTTTCAACGTTTAAGGTATATACCTCATCACCAACGTTAACTTTAGTGATATCTATCCAACCGTCTTTTGTGAATATTTCAGTACCTTCTGGAACGCATTCACCTATTGCTCTTCTTTCTCTTATTAATTCTTGGTAGTTATTGTTTTCTCTTTCCAATATATGTTTTGGATAGATTCTTCCGTTTTTATTTTTAACTCCCCATTTCTGAAGCACCACATAAACAATTAATGGTTGGTCCTCCGTTATGTTAACATCCTTTTCGTTTAAGCTTTTTATTTCATTAAGCATTGTTTTATTTCTTTCATCGCTTGGTGAAATATATCCAGCGTCTTGCTCAATTAAAAGCAATTTTTTATTTTGGATATTTGTTTTATTGATTGGATAGTTTTCGCTCATCTTAACATTTATATATAATATAAATATGTTATATAACGAAAAAACCTCAATCGTTTCTGATTGAGGCTTCAATTTGTGTTAATAATAAAAGTTTTATATTTTTTTCTTATGGAATTTAAAATGTTCGTTGTTATTGAACACATCCTCTATAATTAACTTAATTAAGTTTTTCACTGAGTCTTCAATTTCCTTTTCTTGTATTTGGAAATCATTTAATTTGAACAATGTTATTTCGCAATTCATGAAGCTTCTTTTATTATTTGATATTCCAGATTCTTTTATTTCGAAATCAACAATTGTTCTTGATGGGTTAAATAAGTTTTTATTTAAATTATCATAAGTTTTTTTCTTAATTGATTTATTTAATGTTTTCAATATTTCTGGGAAGTTATCGTTTTTAACATTTAACGTTTCCGCCCAAGACGATATTGTGAAGTATAATGCTTTTGGGTTTTTATTATCAACCGTTCCAAACGTTATTTTATAATCATTAAATAAATTAAGATTAAATTGTTTTCCTTTTTTTAATATCATAATATCTTTTTTTGCTAATTTACTTCAAAAACAAAAAAAGTCAAATTATAATTAATTAAAATTTCAATGATTCTTTAAGATTCAACAATTTATTAATATCCGTTGTGAATGTATCAGCGTTATAAGTTTGTTTTAATAGCTTATCTTTTGCATTTGACAACTTATCCTTAATTGAATCATCAGCCTCATTTAATAAGCTCTCATCGATTAATTTGACACATTCCTCGTTATATTCTTTAAGCAATGTTTCTCTTGTTTCATCAGAGTTTGATTCCATTATTCTTGAGATGATATTTTTTTCATCTTCTGACACGTTTGCATATTCTTCATTGAATTCATCGGTTGCCAATGATGCCAACAAGCTATTTGGATAACCATATGTTTCATTGATTTCCTTTTTCTTATTGTTCATAACATAATTAATAAGGTAAGATGTTGACTCAACGATTGACTCAATTGTTTCTGGTGTTTTGTTTGTGAATATTAAATTTGTTATATTCTCATGAAGTTCTTTTTTATCATAATCTGTGATATCATTTTGAAATAATAAATCAAGAACCAATTTTGAATTTTCATTTAATATTTCATTTTTATTATATTTTGAGAAATGATTGATGCATTCTTCTATAAAAAGTTTTGCTTTCATTTCATTTGGTTCAATCTTATTCTCAATAAGATTATACATAAGGAATTGGTCCTTCAATATTTTGTTTTCATTTAATGTTTTCACATATGTTTTGAACAATCCTTTATTTTCATCATTTTTATTAACGATGCTTTCAACCAATATATTATTATATAATGTTTTTATTTTTCCGAAATTGCTTGCAATTGTTGTTATGTTTGTTTCCATATAATTTTTTTATTAATAAATATCCTTTTATTTGTTTAGCATATCATCAATATCATTGATAATTGAATTAATATGTTCGTTAATTTTTAAATTTTTATCGTATATTTTAACGCCTTCCTTAATAACCTTTTCTTCTTGATTAACATTATCCAATAATTTGTTCACATAAGATTGTTTTTCAATGAATTTTTTTCTGTTATTATTAATAACGTTTTCTTTAATCAAATTCTTTTTATTATTTCTTCTTTCTGCCAATGCTTCTGTTTCTTGCTCACCTCCTTCAGCCTCTGGAGTTTCTGCTCCACCAATATTTGGGATTTCTTCACCACCTTCTTCTGGAGCGGCTTCTTCACCTTCTGGAGCTTCTTCACCCTCAAGGTCTGGAAGTGGGCTTGAGCCACCACCAAATGAGCCACCACCTCCGAAAGAGCTTCCTCCACCACCGAATGATTCATCACCACCTTCACCGCCTTCAGCAGGTTGTCCAGAAGCACTCATATCACCATATAATGCATCCACCTCATCAAATATTCCAGTTTTTTTAATAACCGAAGAACTTTGTTCAATTTCAGCTGCCGCAGCTTTTTCAAGTCTTTGTTCCAAGAAGTCTTTTCTGATTTCCTCATCCGTCCAACCCAAGATTTCTCTTTTTGCTCTTGTCATAGACATACCCATAAATCCATTTCCAGCATCAGCGATAGCGTCTTTATATACAGACATCTTAGCTTGCAATTGTTCAATTTTAAGCATTTCAGCTTGTGTTGAAGGGTTATTTAATGATAGGTTAAAGTTTGATAATTCATCCTCAAATCCTAACATATATAAATGGATGATTGCAATTTTATTTAATTCAGATATTACAGCTTGTTGAACTCTATTAATTGTTCTTGAAAATCTAATATCTTGTAATGCTAAATTTTTTCCATCACCAGTAGCTTCTTCAAATCCTAAAAAAGTTTTTGGTACTCTTAAAGCTGTGAATAATTTTCTTTGAAGAAACAATATATCATTAATCTCTGATAAATTTGAAGCTCCTTGCAATGTATCTATTGGTGTTGGAGCGTTTTCATCTCTTACTGGGATAAAATAATCTTGGTCATTTGCTAATTGGTTATATCTTAAATCAATCTGACCTGTCTGTGGGTCAATAACTGGTTTTCTTTTAAACCTATTTGCAATTTCATCAACGTATGCTGGAACATCTGCATCATCTATATTTCCCACATAAATTTTAAATATTCTTCTTTCTGGTGCTCTAGTGATTCTATATACTAACATAGCATCCTCTGCCAATTGCAAACGTTTCCAAATACTTCTAGCTTTCTCCAAAAAACTTGTTCCGTAAGGTAATCTTCTATCATCACCAAGTAATCTAAAGTGTGCAATTTGCCATGAATTAAACTCAAAATCTTTTCCTCTCCAAAAGAATTTAACTTTAGCACTTTCACTATCATTATTTATTTTATATTCACCAGAATATTGATTATAAATAATATCACCTTCTTTTCTTTCAATTTCAAAGTTTGGTAATTGTCTAGCACCTATGATTCCTTTTTTATCATCAAGATTCAACATTAAAAAATTATCACCACTTTTAACCAAATTTCTTGTCCACATTGGAAGTGATGCTTGAATGTCTAATCTATTAAAAAATAAATCTTCAAGAATTGTCTGAACTCTTTTGCTTTCAGAATAAACATTTAATACCTTTCCTTTTGAGTTAACTGTTGTACATTCTTCAGAAATAATATCTAATGCAGCTGCAATCTCTGGATAAAACTCCATTGATTCAAAATCAGCATACGAACCAATTCTAGTTGTCTCATAATGCATTGAATGTTGCAACAATTCATTTTCAGATTTTCTCCATAATCCACCCAAGAACTTTGATTGTTGTGCTTGAAGTTTTGCTGATTCATATTCTTCTTTTGATTGTGTTTTTAAAAGAATATCATTGCCTATGGAATATTTGTTAATTGATGATTGTGTTTGTGTATTAACGTTTGTTAAGTTAACCCCACTAGCATCAAATATTGAATTAAGTTTTTGAAATATTGTTTTTTTATTGTCTGCCATAAAAAATTTGTTTTTATTAAAATAATGTAAACATTGAGAAATTTAAAGGATTATTCAACATAATCACAATAAACATAAGATAATCTTTTTTCAAAATTATTTACTATAACTGGTTGATAAACATATGTTACTTTATAGTCTTCATTTACTGAACAACCTTCTCCAGTATCAAATACTTTTGCGTTACCAATATCACCTTGAGCTTTTTTATTGAAGTCATCAGGTTTCCAAGAGTATTTTTCTTGAACTACTCTATTGTTAGTTGTTTTTCTAAAAAATTTATCTGCCATAATTAAATTATTTTAATCCTGAAAATAACCATAGAAAATCTCCGTTAGGGTCTTGCACATTTTTATATGCTGAATGACTTGGATTTATTTTGGTTACCTTTTTATTTTTATTTTGGTCGAATAATTCGATTGTTGAAGCCATTGATGTGTCATTTGAACCCGTTGTCCAAGCTGATAACAATGCCTTTGTTTGATTATTTGTCTTTTTTAAACTTTTAAATGATGATTCCAATATCCATAACCCCATTCCGAGTGACATTATCAAATCATCATTATATCCTTCCATGTGGTCAGGTCTACCATTTTTAAAAATAAAGGTTTTCATTTCGTGAATAACTCTAATCGACCTTATTTTTATTGAATTGGTTCTAACCATTTCTTCAAAATGTGATATTAATTGTAATCTAACTCCGTTGATATTGAATCCAGCTGTTTTATTTCCTTTTGTTTTTTCTTCGTAATGTAAATTAGGGTATTTCAACTCCTGTAATTTGCTAATTGTTGTGTGTCCAACACCAATGTTATCCACAACCATATAAGCATCGTATTTCCTTCCGTAATCATTTAAAATATGTGCAAATATATCAGGTGGTATTTTTCCTTGATACTCAGCCACTTGTTCCATTGTGGTAAAATCTATTATTTGGAATACAGAATAATCCGTTCCATCACCTCTACTAACATCACCTATTATGCAATATTCATGCTCAGGTAGTGGTTCTGACCATATCCATATTAATCCGCTATTTCCATCATAATAAGTTTTATCCACAAACTTTGGTTCCATAACGTTTGTTTTTTCATGCATATCAATGAATTCATCATCAATAACGTTACCCCCAGAACCTAAGAATGAGACATCCAACTCTTGAGCAATTTTCTTTTTATCTTGGTTCATGTTTTTGCACATGTTCTCATACCAAGTTGATGTTGGTTTATAACCATCAGAAATCATTTTCTTATATGATGTTAAGGTGAATTCAGATTCTTTAATCACCTCCTCATTTTTAATCCATTTTAAATCTTTGTTATACCTTGGGTCTTCATACCATTTAAGCTCAATGATGTTATATGTATTTTCTTTTCTTATTGCTTGTTCATATGTCTTATAATATAGTGGGTCATATCCATTTGGTGTTTGATGCCCTAATATCCCATTATATATAACTGAATGTGACCAAAAATCATTTTCATCATTTGGTAACGAGAAATCATATGTTTCATTTTTTGAATATTGAATTGAATCAATTTTCTCCCATCTGCTATTATTAAATAATATTTTATCTATATTATATTTTGATAGGTCTAGATTCAATACATTTGTGAAATAATCTATAAAATCAATGAATTTTGTTCTGCTTAAGTCATCTGTTTTATTAATTTTATTAATTTTAACATCACTTGCTTTTAAACCATTGTATCTTATTTTTCTAATCAATGAATTCTCATTCAATATATCCCTAATAATTCTTTTTCCATCAGGGATTAATGTTTGAGTTTCATTTAATTTTTTCTCTGGTAATTCTTTATTATTTTTTGAATCGAATCTGAATCCAATTAAATCATAATATTTTTTTGTATTTGAATGCGTTGTTGTTACTTGATAGATATCTTTTGCTTTATATTCGGTTAATATCCCAAAATTCAACAATAATGCTCTAACTTGCTTTGCCAATTTTTCTGAATGCGTTCTGAATTTTATCTTTCCAGTTTTTGTATCAACAAAAGCATTTCCATCCATCATTCCTTGCATCATTGCAACCATATTCTCCCTTGGCATTTGCATTAACCTGCTTGGAATAAATTTATCTTTTTTCTTTATCTTTAAATCAAACCCCAATGATTCCAATATTGCATTAAAATAGTCATGAGACATCTTATAAAAGGTCTTATGAAATAAACTATTGTCTGATATATGTAAACCTATTAAATAAGCTAATTCTTCATCAATTTCATTATATCTTATATGAGGTCTTCTATCTCTTGTTTTAAATTCGTAATCACAATTCAATAATTTATTATTTCCCCATAATTCAAATCCGTATTGAACATTAATATAATCACCAATCTCAAGCTCTGACATTGTGAACCAATCATATCTATTGTGTTTGAAAGAATAAGCCCATAACTTATGTGTGTGTGTTCCTTCCAATTCAGACGATAATGATTTTATTTTAATTGTGTCATGTGTACCGTTATTAACAAATATATTTGATTGTCTGTGTTTATTTAATCCCATTACATTATAATGAGGTACGTTATAACCACCAGTCTTATCTTTATCAACAAACTCATCCATCTGCTTAATACCTTCATCGGTAAAAACAAAGGTTTCTTTTGTTACACATGAGATTAACGTACATTTACCCCCTGTATTATGACTTACAATACCATTTGATATAAAGGAATTTGTTGATGGAACATGTAGGTCATATGTATGATTTTCTGATTTGGATATCTCAACAATTTTTGTTGTTATAAAACCATCCAATTCTTCATCAACCTTTAATGCTTTTAATATATCTCCTTTGATTTCAGAAACAATCCCAACATTAAGTAATAATGATTGAATTCTTTTTAAACCCTCATGATTATCATTTTCAATATAATCGTTTCCACTAAATAAATCTTGTATATAATGTAATACAACATCAATATTTGCTTTTAATAATTCATTGGAAGGATATGAATAATCAAATTCATTAATCTCATATTCGTTATTTCCAAATATATTTTGATTATATTGCACAACCAATTCATCGCCAACATTTAATTGATTCATTCTAACCCATTCATCTTGATTATTTCTTCTAACCAACAATGGATGTTTCCAACTCCCTTCCAATTCAATTCCTAAATTGGTTTTTATCTTATATGTTTCACCGTATTCAGACACGAATGTTTGTGTAGCATCAACAATGTTACCATATCTATCACATATCTTATATGGTTCATCTAAATCTGTGAACCCTATTTTATCTTTGTCCTTAACCAATTCATCCAATTCAACCAATCCGTTATCGGTTAATATCAAACTATCTTTGGTTAAACAACCCAATGATGTTACGGCAGCCGCATATAAATTAGCTCCATTATCAATAAACGCAGCCTCATCAAATATAAGAAACGTTGGGGTATATCCCCTTAATGCATCTTCAGAAGTTGCAACAGCAATAACTTTTGACCCATTCGGCAATTCAATCTCAATTTGAGAGTTCTTAACAAAAATATCCTTTTGCTCCTTTTCTTTGGTGCCATAATATTCATTACCCCAAACCCATTTAGGGACTTGAGCAACATAATCCTTAATACCTTTTAAGAACTTCTTAGCCAAGTTTAATTTATTGGCAATAACAATAATAGTCTCAGGGTTATTAGGGTCAGCAAAACCCAATTTAATAGCCAAATAAGCTTGAGTAACTGTGGATATACCAGCTTGTCTCGGCTTGGTAATTAAATTAAACCTATTAGCTTCATAGGATTTTATTATTTGTCTTTGTCTTACAAATAATTTAAATGGAACAAAACCTTCTTGCGTTTTATCAAATGTTTTGAGATACGTTTCTATTGCGTATGCTGGACTATCAACACACTTAACGTATTCCTCAAATATTTCACTCGCTGTTAACATAAACAATATATATTATATAAATATGTTAATAGCTTAAAAAACCTTTATATCAGCTCATCCTTCTCAAAATAAGAATCATTAATCTTATCTTGTTTTATATTTGATATAATTTCATTTATGCTTTGTTTTGCTTTCTTTGTTCCAGCAATAATTTCTTTCATTAAGGATAACATATCCTTTGGTTCTTCCTTAATAATTTTTGCAAAAACCTCATATTTTAGGTTTGAATCTTCTGAATTAATGTTTCCACAAAACTTCTTCCATATTCTTGGACCAAATTTATTGAACCAAGGTTGGCATTCAACATAATCATCATTATTCAAAACATATTCAGCAATTAATTTATTTTCTGGAATTCCGTGGGTGGATAAAACTTCCATAACACCTCTATATAATTCTTGAACCAATATTGGAAATGATATTGCTTTTGCATTGATTATTGGTGTGATTGATTTATCTTTATTTTGTTTATATTCGCATTGAACATCACCACCAACTATCTTTTTATCATCAGATTCAACAACATAATCCA